GGGAATCCGGCGAGACTCCTGATGCTCGAAAGCTTTGTCAGGACTGCCCTTAAGCACAGTTCTCGCGTCAAGAACGGATTTAAACCTTTCAAGGATCTAGTCGATCTGCGAAAAACTGTGCAACGAAAGCTTGTCTCCGTGGTTAAATCACTTTTGACTTCCACTACCATGCCTGGTCGAAACCAGGGCATCCATCATGGTAAGTGGGTGATTAAACCAACTATCAATGAATTACTCAAACACAGAACCAGAGTATTCAATCAAATGAAACCATATCTAACTAAATCAGCCCATTCCGTCATCGACTCAATGCTAGTTGAATATCGAGGTTTTCTTAAACAATATGCTGCCACCACGCAGCCGTCATCGCTAGAGAACAGGAATTATATACACCACCGAAGTGGGAATACCTATCTCAGAGATGATATTGAAGAAGAATTCCAAGACACAATTCGCGTTAAGTCTCGGGAATGGAAAGTTAAAGCACGTCTATGGTTTCACGCAGAGATTACTACTCTATCTAGAATTGATTGGGACTATTTCAAAGGCTGCTGGAAGGCCGTTTATTCTATTAGGTACATGAATAAAGGTCTTCAACCCTCACAGGAGGTTCCTGAAATAGGTAAGGGACTATTACATCTTTACAAGCAACACATCCGAAGTAAAGATTCCCAAGAAGCCATCTTAGAGACATATAAAAGAGAGCAGCGTCTCATCGAAGAGGCTATCCGAACTCAGCGCCCATCCTCCAGAACCCTGGGCAAAATAGGTAGATTCATTACACCTATTTGTAAGTCAACATCACAATTGATGGTATCTTCCAATCTAAGAAGATCCTTACCTGAGTTTACTTCCGAGATTCCTGTAGAGAAAGCGATTATAAAAACAATTAACAACCTTTCTCAAGAGTCTAATGAGACAGATCCAACCATACTTGCGGGACTCAAAATATGGTTACAGGAAACTCTTCATAAGTACGGAGCATCGGCCAGAAACTCGAAAATTCCTAAGCTCCGCGTCAATTCTAGCTCTTGCATGGAAAGAACTTTAAAACAAGGTGGCGCATACGAAGAATTAAGACAACACCTTCAGCAAGAGATCCACGTCCAAGTCGAGCGAACCGATAACGAGACACAAGAAACTGCGAAACAGATACTAAAGGGTCAACTAGCAGAAGAAATGGGATTCGATATTAATGACCCTCTGCTAGAGGAACTGTATTACGATATGTTCCCAGAGCAACCCCTGATGGATTTAACGGAAGAAGCCTTGAACACAGTAGTTAAGAGAGAAACTACAGAACATGATTGGTCAAGGCTCGCCAGCAAACTAGCTAAAAGTTCACTAGACGACCATCCCTCTCTAAGAACTATCCTTGTAGGGATCAAGGAGAGAGGAAGCAAAGTACGTACTCTATGCAAGGCCGAAGCAGGCCCTGCAGCACTGCTATACTTTGCACAAGCAAAATGTGTCAAGTTACTTAAGAGTATACCGGGTTTAATGGAACAATATTCTCAGGATGTCCAAGGTATCCAGGAACGACTCCTGAAAGGAAGAAACCACGGGGGAGTTTATTACGAAAGCGACTGTACAGATGCCACTGACAATATAAACTCCGACGCTGCAGAATGTGTAATTGAAGCTCTTAGTGAATACTTCAAATGGGACGAAGTCATTCACGAAACTTTACTCAGAACGGTAAGAGATAAGGAAATATGGATAGATCAAAGAAAATCTTCAATCCTATCTCAACTTTCTCCACCCATTAGAACGGAACAATACCGTGGTAAAGTCTACAGCGTATACTCACAGAAGAAAGGGACACAGATGGGACTCAAATGTAGCTTCACAGTACTCTCCCTGCTGCATTTATTTGCAACGCAATGGAATGTACCGCTGCCGTTTTGTGATTCGGCATGTGTCCATGGTGATGATTTATTAGCGGCCTACGATGATTTTGCCGCGGAAAGATATGTTAAAACTATGACAGCCCTGGGCTTTATTATGAACGAAGCAAAAAGATATACTTCAACCAGGTGGGGGTTATTCTGCGGGGAATACTACAGAACAACCAAGCACATACAACCCATACCAATTCGCGCGTTGGTAGCTGCAAAGACCAGCGGCATCGGAAGGATTTCCGGTATCCAAAGCCTCGATGATACCAATAGTAGCAAGGAATTCCGAATCCGTGCGGTCAACCAGCTTTGTCACAAGCTGGCCTCAAAAAGACAACAAATTCTTCTGGGTTCACTCACAGAGTACCTATTTCCTAGCGAGCTTAGAGCAATACAAACTAGAACTCATATCACCCCATACGCCCCCGAAATCTTTGGTGGTTTCGGCTTAATGCCCTATAGATATACAAACAATGGACTAGTCAGGACACTAAGACATTTCTATAACAATAGCACCATCTCAACAAAGGCCCGATGGTGGGCGCGTGTTAACCAACTATTCAAGGCTCAGAATAACCTAGATAAGGAGATCAACAGAATCTACGCCAATATTGTTGAAAGCATAGAAATGTGGACTTGCTCGGATCGCCAACCCGGTGCCGTATCCAGAAAAGAGACCCTTCAGCGTGTTAGCAACGACATCACTGCAAAGACCTCCTACCATACTACCCAAGGACGTTCAAAACAAAATTTCGAAAAAGTACAAGTTAACAGACGATGGGTAGCCCGCAAGAATGAGGTGTTTAGAGACTTAATCAACACACTCAGCAGAGAGATGGTTTCCCAAGAAGAATTTTCTATTCTCCTCAAGAGTTCTAATCGACACAGTATCAAACCGAAGCAGGTTATAGAACCAGATGTTAAAATTCCTATTCTGGTGGCGAAGGCACTCAAGAAAATGATAAAAGAGACAAGCGACGATAATATTTTGGATTCATGTCAGGATATTGCTAAAACTTTAGACGCACAACTATTACTAGTTGGTCAGAAGTATTGGCTTGACATGACCGATCCAAGGAGTATACTCTATGATCCCACAACTTCAACAGTATGAGAT